ATGTCGACGATCCACTTCCCCTTCGGCACATTCTGCAACATGTACCGATACAGTTCCATTTCAATCCCATACGTCGCGGCAGTGAAATGTTTTTCAAATGCACTGTAGTCCGACGACATAGCATGCTGACCAAGCGAAAGCCGTTCATGTAACAACTTTGCCCGGTCAGCGACAGGGACATGTTTTATGAAATATGGAGTATTATAAACCACGCCCTCAATGGCCTTAATAAAAGGCCCAATGATAATTTTAAAATCATCCACGCGAGCAAAGATACTACGTACATGTTTATAAGCAAGATACCGCTCATCCTTAACAAAGCACTTAACTCTCTGAGCCTTCTTACTGGATGGGTGAATACAGTTAGAGCGCATGTTAAGATAGCGTTGTTTAATCGCTGCCCTCCTGGACATCGGGTAATTAGAAGCATCCAACCACTCCTCAACAGAAAGTCCTGATGTACTAGATAACGGAGTAAGATTCGTCTGTATCCAACTTCTAGTAAATTCGGATAATTCAGCAAGAAACGCTGGGTCGGGTGTAGGAGGTTCACCAGCAATACGCTTTGCGATGCTCGCCACAACAGTGGGAATATCATTAGGATCGCCATGAGGGGAACATGAACCCAGGACATGGACTCCCAATGAGGTACCCACAGGTACATGACAAATACCATCCAAATGATACTTCGGAAGAATCCGAGTGCCTGCCTTGACTCCTGGGATCGCCGGGAGCGCAATGTCGCGGTATCTGTAACCGTACTCTGTGGGATACTTACCATGCCCTGGGACGAGGGGAAATCCAGTTCCCGTTGGTTAAACTTGACATATTCACTATAATGATAAGCTAAAATAGCTGTGTCAGCAATTGCCCTTGCATTTATGTACCGATTATACAACACACCTTTCGGGTCCTTGCATGCCTCAGCCATTCGTTTCGCTGCAGACTCAGAATCATAACCAACATTCAAATTAGTAGGGTTTATCAACTGGGAGAACAGTTCATACGATGCTAAAAACTCATCGTCATGGTCTTCCAAGGTGTATGGAAACCCACACGACCTTAGAAGCCTAACTCTTTTCATGTGGACCCTACATAAATGAGGTATCAATTTTGCCTCAGCG